GCCGTTTAGGCCGTGACCCTGAAATCAGACACACTCAAGACGGCAAGAGAGTCACAAGCCTCTCTGTAGCCACTAGCCGCAAGCGCAAAGGGCAAGACTCGACGGTCTGGTACAAAGTAACTATCTGGGGCGAGCATTTCGAGAAGCTTATCAGCTATCTCAAAAAAGGGAGCGCGATCGTTGTTATCGGAGACCTCGAAGCCAAGGTCTACACAGACAAAAGCGGCAGCCCGCAAATCTCCCTTGAGATCACCCCGTGGAACATCGGCTTTAGCCCATTCGGAAAAGAGCAAGAGACCTCGACTCCTGCACCCTCTGCGCTGCAATCTGAGCCTTTGAAAGGGCAAGGAAAGCTTGCATGGGAATCTGAACCTGATTTACCTTTTTGAGGTTATATGAAAGATTACTTAGTTTTTTTAGGTGAAAATTATTATCCAAAAGGGGGATGGGAAGATTTCAAAAAAGATTTCGAATCTTTTGAAGAGTGTATTCATTATATAAATTTAGAGGAAAATAAATATTTTTCTTGGTGTCATATCGTGTGTAAAGATAAATCTGTTAAAAAATATTATCATGCTTTTAGGGTAGGTTGGATAAGTGAAGATGATAGAGGTTATGAAAGTTTTTAAACCTGATTTACCTTTTTAAGGGTTTTTTATGGGAATGTACTGTTGCTGCGGTGTAAAAAAAAGAGAAGGCTGGAAATGTGAATGTGATTGGGAAAATTGGGTTCTTTGTTTCAGAAATAATCACTGGAGCGATAATGGGTTTCCAAATAATATTCCTATAAAAGAAATTCCAGATAAAGATGGTCTATACGAAGTAAGAGTATTTTTGGATTGTGGTGATTATGATGAAGATGAAAGCGAATTTTCATTAACAAAAAAAAATTGGGGACAACCTACTAATAAAGCCATTTCTCATTGGAAAGTTGAATATGATGATGGCTGGAGTGGATTTACTGGTGTTTATGCTTGGAAAGAAAAAGAGAAGAATTTGACCTAATGCTTTGCGATTCATGTTGTAGACACATGCACAGAACTATAAGTATGTTAGAGGGTAAATCTGTCAATTGTTTGTGTTTTCATTGTGAGGAAGGCGATTGTGATAGTGAACTAAGAAAAAGATTAGACGATTATCACAACGAGATTTTAAGAAAAAAAAGAAACGAAAGAGATAAAAAAATCAGCTCTGACTCTGAGAATTCAGCAGATTGACGCTCAGATTATAAATCGCTGTATCCAGTCGTGCCCCGGGATAAGCCGCCATCGCTGCTGGAACTGAAACCGTAAAAAGCTTCACTCCCTCATCTCTTTCAATAATCGTAACAGCTCTCTGTCCATCTGGCGAAAGCCAGTATCGAAATGGCTCCATGTCTTGACTGTAATTCTAAAATATAACATTGTCAAGAAAAGGAGTAATTATGAAAAAACTACACTATCTTGCCTTTATCGGATGCCTAGTACTAGCTAGCTGCCATAGTATCAATCAATACTTTGGGCTTCCTGACGACAATGTATATGAGCAGGTCGCCGAAGAAATCATAGAAACAGCCATCCAAGTAGAAACTGGCTACCGCCCTGAGTTGGATTTGACTCCATGAGTTCAGAACTGATCTTTTCTCTAGGATTTTATCTTGGAATAAGCTTTGGAGCAGTCGTCGGCATGGTGATCGCTCACTTAATCCAAAAGAACAAATAAGGAGGATTCTGTGGTTTCACTAGTCAGCGGCGAGGCTTCGGCTCAAGGTCATCTACACCTTGACCCAAGCTTGCAAATCCCTGTTAACTCAGAGTTTCAAGACTGCTGTCCAAAGAGCAAGGTTATCATGAAATTGCTTTGTTGCGGGGGATGCTGCAAGTCTTCCTGCTGCAACAAAACAGAGCTTCACATCGACGATCATGCAATTTATTGTCACCCTGACGGCCGTTGCGAGATATTTGACGTAGAGAAAGTAGAAGATGAAACGGAGGCTCTGAGAATTTCTGCCGCTCGCGTGAAAGCATTAGTCGAGAAAGAAAAGCGTTTAAGCCACATTCAGCGCGAGTCAGGAATTGATCTTGAAGAAAAAATTAAAAAAGCAGAGCCTATAACCGTTCGAGAACTTCGACGTCTTCAAACAATGTGAGGCTTTATGATCGTAGACTATGTGCAGGTATGCACTGATTGCGCACGTGATCGCTTGTTAGAACACTGCCACCACGGACTTTGTGAAGAGTGTGACGAAAGCAAGCTTGTAGGACTTACAAGAGCAGTCGCTAGTCAGATTCTTTGGCCGACATACGATTAAAATATGTGCATGTCGCGATAACATGCACATATTTTCTTATATTTTACTTATTGGGACTTAGCAAAAAGATAGATAGCGTAAAGCCTCTTCCCTATTTCTTTGACGTTTTTTTCTAAATGAGAAGAGCAAACAGCTCTTATCTCATCACATACAATTTTAAAATCAGGTTCTTGAAGCTTTTCATCCACTCCGTCGAATTCTTTAATAACCCCTTCGACAAATGTTTGAAAAGCTAATTGCTTGCCTAAAGTCTCATCTATATCAATCAATGTTTGAAGAGCCACGCTAGTTTGAAATTTTCCGTCGGTCATTCCCATCCCTTCTCTTTCATGTGTTTTATAAAAAGCATCGCGCACTCATTGTGCCATTTGCACATAGAAATATTAAACAATACTCTCTCGTATTCGTCCCACACATCAAGCCCATATTGCGTAATAGCCACGCAAACCGCGGTAGCTAGCCTAGAAGCAGGTGTCGCAGGGATAACTGCCATGAAGGTCGTAAAAAGCTCCTTTACTTTGTGTCCTGACGAAGTTTGAGGGAGCCACAAACTCGCATTGTAAGCTTCAGCGTAGTATTTCTCTGCTTTCTGTATGTGTATTTCTAAGCTCTTTTTTGAGATGAGCTGATTGCATTTTTGGACAGTATTCCAAACATGGATGGAGGGTGTGCCGTCTTCGTTGACATAGTGATCCGGCGTTCCCGGTGGAACAAACTTACACGACATGTCGTGAGTCATTTCGGCGTAAGTTACTTTATAAAGATGCCTATAGCGTATGTGAAAGCCAGTGTCTTCCGTGATAACCGGATGCCGGAGATTAAACTCCTCTTCTCCGTAGGCATGTCCGGCGTAGCACGAGCCTAAAATAAGCAAGAAAATGATAATGTAGTCATCGTAAGCTCTTCTCTCTCGCAGCTGCATTTTAGAAAAAAATGTCTCCACAACCCACATCCAACATGTTATTGCAGTTGCCATAAGCATAAATTTCATTTCGTCTCCTCGTTCTTTAAAGCAATATCTTGAATAGTGTGTATTAATTTTAAAGGCTTAGCTAGCTCACTAGCTAAATAAACATTCGTATTTGCTACATCAATAAAATCATTCTCAAAATCTATTTCATATTTAGATATATAATAAGAAACAGCTTTACAAAGCTTCTTTATCATATCAATACTAGATATATCACTTTCTTTCAAAAATGATCTTATAGCCTTATCTACATCTTCTCTTTTTATCAAAACTTGTTTAATCATATACCCTCTATTTTTGTTTAAATTTTATCCAATGCCGGCTGTAACCTATCCCCAGCCACATCATTATAAGTGTTCCTATCAAGACGCTTTTCATCTGTACCCTTGACAAACATATCATGCATGTCAAGAAGCTCTTTTAAATAATTGACCGTTAAATTGACCAAATTGACTGACGAATTGCCCATTACGCAATCCTTTCGTAAAAGTCGTATTGATTTTGTTGCACGGCTTGATTTTTGCAGACAGCAGAGATCAGGGTTTCCAGCATAAAGCGCAACTCGTCGCACTCTTTTTTGACAGCTCCGATGCGAGCGAACTGTGCTTTTCTATTTTTCTCGACGTCTTTTTCTAGCTTCTGCATTTTTTTCATGAGCACTTCTTCGTTGCTCTCAGGAAAAAACGTGAGTTGTGTGTAATTTGCGGACGTGATAACGTGATCTTTCATGTTTCATTTTTCATTTTTTGACCGAGGGAACCTTCTCCCTCGGTTATTTTTTTTAAGGGCAGCCTTTACAAAATTTTACTCCATATTTCACAATTTCATCCCTATTCCTAAAATCCATGATGATTTTATTTGATGGATGCTTAGGATTTGGTCGTAAAATCAAATTAGGGGAGGTTGTGATGTCTATGATCTTTGTAGATGAGGGATGATCTCTCCAAATAGATAACAAATGTTTTTTCCAAGAATTTTTTATGTTTATATAGATATTCTTTTTTTTCTTTCTATTCACGGGCAGTCTCCTGTCTCAATCCGTCTCTGAAAATCCCTGATTTTATCTAAAAGCAATTTATCATAATCTCTGTCACGCAACACTTCAATAACAACAAATTCTTTTACATCTCCCGGCCGGTAAGAGACGTAAAAACATTTCTCGACATTGGCAACGATCATCTGATGGGAGAGCTGGGGATAATAGTGTCGAGGCACATAACCTTTAACAGCTGTTCGATGATCGACGGCTCCGGGACATTTGATCTCCACAAGAGTTTTGGTCTCCTCATCCCACCCGTCCAACGAAGCCCCTATGCCCGGGTGCTCGTCAGAAATCATCACGACGGCCCTTGTTTTGACGTTGTAGGCTTCATTAAACAGATCGCGGACTACAGGCTCTAACTCAAGCCCTCGAGCCATAGCCGCGTTCTTTTCAGTCTCCGGCAGCAAGCCGACTATTTTTAAAAAGAGCTGCCTTGGATCCGACCAAGGCGAGACTTCCATAAGTATCGGAGCCATCGTCGCTGTTATGTTTTTCTTTCTCCAAGAAAACCACTCAGGGGTATTCTGCTCAATCTCTAAAATCATGCGACACCCGCAAATTTGCATCGTTTAAGCTCCGCTTTGAGCACTTCATTTCTTTCACGTTCACGGAGCAAAAGCCCCGTGAGTATCTGTGTTAAAACTGTGCCGTCGAGATCGTGCTCAAGCCATTCTGAGTAGTCGGAGAACACTTCATCCATGAGTTGCTGTCTATCCATTTTCTAAGCCTTCTGTTAAGTTTTGTGTCTGATGCTTTAACATAAGGTCTTTTAAATACTTATAGGTTTCGACAGGAACTTCGCGCCATGAAGAAATATTTGCCTCTTCCATCATTTTTTTTATGTTAGATTTAACCTCTGGAGATGTCGTTTTATTCAAAACAAAAAGCTCTTGTGCCTGTTCTTCTGATATAATGTTTAGCTTTTCAAAATCGACTTCCACGGTTTGAGCGCCGGGGATTGTTTCCACCTCGCTTTCATCGGTAAACCCTAATCCTGCTATAGATAGAGTTACCCGTCGTTTTGCTTTTGTCTCTGCCTTCATGATTGCGTTAGCTTTTTGATCTCCCTTCAGGTTGCCAATTGTAACGGCTCCAGTGGCTTCATCAGTTCTGCCGGAAGCGTCTTTTGCAGACGCAGTGACGACATAAACATCATCTACCATTTTACTTTCAATTTTTGTGATAGAGATTCCGTTTTTGTGTCTGATCTGTTCCGTGCAAGATTTAGTCGCATAGAGGATAGTCTTGCCTTGCAGGTTTAAGAAAGCGAAAGGCTGAGTAAGGATATTCAATCCCAAGCTTTCACACACAGCTTTATAATATTGCACCTTTTGAAATTCAGTGAGCTTGCCCAGATCACCAGCTACGAGAACTCTTTCAATAGCTGCGGCACTTACCCCCGGTTGTGTTGATACTGTCATACAGATTCCTTGGTTGTGGTTTTTCGTTTGAGCATATCATATCACACCAAAAAAATATTCTCAAGCAAAAAGATTAACTTGCGAAGCAAAAAGATTATTGCTATCATAACCCCATAAAAATGAGGTAGCTAATGAATCTAAAAGAATATCTATACATAGAGAGAATCAAGCAAGTGGACGCAGCGAGAAGGCTTGGCATAACCCCTAGCACTTTTGGTAACATTGTTAGAGGGGTGGCCTGCTCTGAAAAAATGGCTAAAAAGATCAGTGACTGGACGAAAGGAAAGGTAGCGATAGAGAGTTTGAGAGCCGGCAGCGTTCCACGTGTCCGGTGCTGCAAGTGTGGCAGTCTGGTTAAGAAAAAGCTTTTCGTCTAACTAAAAAGGCCCGGGTTACCCCGAGCCTAAACGAACGAAAAAACAAACCTGGTTTCTATGAAACTCTTAATAACACTTTAACATAAGGATGAAAAAATTGAAACTTGAAGTTTTTTGTTACTACCCAGAGCCTGTACCCAAAATTACCCTAAAAGGCACTGAGGTGCTCGGCTCGCTGCATTTGTACATCGCCGATTTTTCTTTAGATATTCGGTTTATCGTCGTGACAAAGACGAAGCATGGAGGCTATAAATGCTTTATGCCGCACCGTAAAGCTGAGTGTGATGGCCGGGTGGTAAAGGTTCCCTACGTGGATTTTACAGATTTTAAGATGAGGCAAAAAATCTTGAGATTCTGTGAGAAATATGTAAAAAACTACTATACAAAACAGAAAGAGGATTGAAAAGGTGGAGCCGATATCTCTTTGACAAGATATCGGCGTTTGAGCTAAAAGTGTTAAATTATTGCTCAAGGTTTACAGCGTAAGAAACTTACCTTGAGCAGAAGGTGAATCTGATCTAGACAAAGTCTAACAGATACAAAATTAGACGCAAAGCAAATTTTGTACCTACAGTCTAGATCAAGTTCATCTTAAAAATCAACTAAAATAAAAAGTTTGACGCAAAAGGTGAACAATGTCCATATCTCAAATTCAAGATAACAGCTCCTTACATCATTATAGAACAGAATTGCCTAATATTTTGTTCGACCTAGGATTGCCATGTGATCTCATAGGATTCTATGCCTATCTCAAGAGAGTTGCCGGCGATAAAGGGGGATGCTGGAGAAGCATGCCGACAATGGCCAAAGAAAACGGATGCTCGGAAAATAAAATCCGAGACATGAAAAAAGCTCTCCTGAAGAAAAATCCTAAGCTTGCCGGATTGTCTCTTATCCAAATTCAAAAAGGTCGGAAGGCAAAAGACGGGAACAACCTTCCTGATCTCATCACCATAAATGACATTTGGGCTATAAACTTTCAAAAGATTTCTACTGGTTCAAAATCTGAACCACCCCTGGTTCAAAATCTGAACCAGACTGGTTCAAAATCTGAACCCAAAGAAGAACCCTTTAAGAAAAGCTACAAGAAACAACAACAGGCGGCTCCGCCGAAGCCTTCGGCTTCTGTTGCTGTTTTTTCTTCGAAAATAGAGGACCGGCTCAAGGAGCTTGGGGTTACGACAAAAGAGCGAACGAGGTGGAAGTACTCCGAGCAAGAGGTGACCATAGCTCTCATGATAACCGACTCCGAAATCAGGGATAATCCACTTAGGACATTTCGGGCAGCTTTGAAAGAAGGCTGGGAGCTTAAGCAGAAAAGACGCAAGAAAGAAGGGGCAGATGTCCATGAGTGGGTCAGGATATGCAACAAGCAGCTTCCTAAATCTCTCCACATGAAAATCCAAGACAATACTTTATATTACATTGGTGTAATTAAAATTGAAAATGAAAGAGTGGCAACAGACAAAAAAATTAATTTAAACAAAAAACATCTTTCTGAAAATCAACTCGATATTATATTCTCAGAGCTCAAGGAAATCGAAAGGAGTGCTGTATGCTAGACTTTTCTAAGCTTAAAGACCCGGACACCGAAGCGGTGTTGCTTGGCACAATGCTTGCCTCAAAGGACGCTGTTGACTACACAATCGGCGAAATGGAAGAGGGGGACTTTTACAACCCCGACCATGTGGTCATTTTCAGGGCTATGAAAAAGCTTTACCAAGCAAATCACGTGATCGACCCCTTTTCAGTCATCAACCAAATTTCCGAGTTTAGAAAGAATTTTAACGACATGTACGTGGTGGAGCTTAGGAGTTTTGCCTCTCACGGAAATGGCAGCTATCAAGTGGAAAAGCTAAAAGAGCTTTCCCTTATGCGTAAGCTCATGAGTGTCACTTGTGAAAATTTTGATCTTCTCAAGGAAAAAAAGGGAACCTCGGAAGAGGTTGCGGCCAAGATCATCAAAGAAACCGAAACGGTGATGGATGCAAAGGGTCAAGAAAGTAAGACTTACCGGGATGTTATGATAGATAACTTTCTTGAAACTGGTGAGCCTTATTGGAAATACCTTCAAAAACGCATGGAAATGGCCCGAGATGGGCTTAACGTATTAGGGGGTGTACCTACCTATTACCCAAGATTAGATGAGGCTCTAAACGGCTTAAATGCAGGCCATTTAATTGTTATTGGTGCGCGCCCGGGGGTTGGTAAGACAACTTTTATTTTGAATATCATGAGAAATTTAGCTTATATAGCAAAGATTCCTGTGGCTTTCTTTAGCTTAGAGATGTCTGACGATCAGGTCTTTACCAACATAACATTTATACATAAAGAGCTTTACTCGAAAAATTTTAGGACAAAGGTTCCTTCTAATGAAGAGTTTAATGCTTGCATGAAGGCAGTCGAAGAGTTGCAAGATATGCCTTTACATGTTGACAGCTCTCCGGCTTTAAAAATTTCTCAGCTCGCTGCCCGGGCAAAAAGATATGTTGCCGTGAATGGGGTTAAGGCTATTTTTATTGACTACCTAACTCTTATTTCGCCTGATATAAAATATCAGAATCGCGAAGAGGGCATATCTAGCATCTCAAAGAGCTTAAGGGCACTCGCGAAAGAGCTTAAAGTGCCTATTGTGTGCTTAGCTCAGTTGAATAGAAGTTCAGAAAGCGAAAATCGTGCTCCTAAAAAGTCTGATTTAAGAGAGTCGGGACAAATCGAGCAAGACGCTCATTCAATTATTCTTTTGTCGGAAGTTATAAGAGATGGAGAGTCAGAAGAATACAGAAAAAAATATGGACACGTAAGAGCAGAGATAGCCAAAAACAGATTTGGATCGACTCAAGATATTTATTATGAGTTTTATAAAGAGTCTGGTTTGATGAAAGAGGATCCTCCTATAAAATATTTTCATCCCAGAGACGATAACCGAGAAAGCTTTAGTGATTTTGACGCGCCATGAGAAATTTTTTTATAAGATCAGATGAAGATTTAGAAATTTTGGCAATCATGACAGACCCGAATTTTTCCATGACCGAGTTTTATTTAAAACACGGCAGAGAGAAAACGGTGAAAGCTATGGAATTGCAAATAGAGAAAGATAAACTTGAAATTTTAAGGAGACAAAATGAAAGGAATTAGCTCAAATAAATTACAAAACCTAATAAAAAATTGTAATTTTATGTTTGAAATGGTTAATGAAATAGATAATGCAATTTATGAAAAGTTTGAATGTTTAGATGACTACAAACTTGTTAGAGAATACAATGTAATACAGAATATGTATAAAAGTATTAAAGATTTTAAAGAAATCATTTTTTGTGAAATAGGAAGAAGAAATTGCGCTGAGTTATTTAGAGGAGCGCAAGAAAAAAAAGAGGATCAAAATGTCTGAAGAGCTTATAGAGCTTATCACTAGCCTACATGCGCTATATAATTTTTTAGAAAACTCAAGTAATTTAGAGCAAAACTTTGACAATGAAGACATCGTTGCGCTCGACCGAATCCGAACGACATTGATAACCATGCTAGGAGAGGAGAGCTACAAGCATTTTCTCAAGGACTGGCCACAAAAAAAGTTTGAATAAAAATTCTTTTTAGCTATTATGTGATAGACATCTAAAAAATCTCCTTTAGGTTTATTCAAGTGTCACTGGGGCGTGTGTAAAAAGCACCCCCTTTTTTTGCCACAAAAGGAAAAAATGCGACCAGACGTAGCTAAAGACATCAAAAAAAATCACGAGCAATACACTCTTGCAGAATTTCTCTTAGCCTTGAGAAAATGCTATGGTTACTCTAGAAATTTCGTAGGGGACATTATTGGCCGCTCTGGCCAATCGGTACTCACGGTTGAACATAAGGGCCACGTCCCTCGTCTTGATGCTTTGATTGGCTTTGCTAAACTTTATGGTGTATCGCCGGAGCTTTTGTTTAAAAAAATCCTTAAAGACTATGAAAGGATGAATTGATGGACTATATCCCAGCATGTCAATTGGTCAATGAAAATGAAGTCTGGATACCAGTTCTCGGCGAAGGAAAAGACACCTTTTGTATCTTCATCTGGAACGAAGAAGAGAGCGGGGAAGAGGCTTTAAAAAGAGCGATGGATTCATCGTTTTTCGGTTCATATGATAGATGTAAAGTTTTTGCACATAAAGATCATTCCGTAACTTATGATGAAGAGGAAGGAATTGAGCCTTTCGCTTCATATAAAGTTTATGAAATTTCATGTGCTCGTACTGGTATGGATTATTTTTTGATCGTTTTAAATCATGATTTAGAGAGGCTATCCGATCTTAAAAACCTTGTATGTGTTCCAAGACACACATTGAACCTGCTAAAATTTGCTAAAGAATATCTGTTGCCTTTTTCTGATGCTAAAATTGGAGAATTTTAATGGCTAAAGATGGCGTGATTTTTGTATGCTCTCTCGTTTTTTTTGCAATGGTAGCCCTTGCACTGGCGGCAATGATGGGTTTTTTATGCTAATTCTGGTTCCCTTAACAATAGTCTCTGAATCGAATTTATGGGAGAACCGTTGGCAAAAATCAGCAAGACGAAAGAAATATACAGAAAAAGTACAACAGGCTCTCAAGGGGCATAAAATACCCCTTCCTTGCGAAGTTACGTTAACGCGTATCGCTCCAAGATCACTCGATGATGACAACCTTGTTTCTGCAATGAAGAAAATCCGAGATTTGGTTGCCGATCACATCATTCCGGGTCTAGCTCCCGGCAGAGCTGACGGAGACCCAAGAATCACTTGGAAGTATGCGCAAGAGAGGGGAAAGCCCGGCGAGTATGGGTTAAAAATAGAGGTTAAAAATGAAAATTCAGGTGAGGTGGGTAATGGATAAAAAAGAAAAAATTGAAGAGCTAAGAAAAGAGATCAGGGAAATTGCTCAAGAGGTGGCAAAAGAGCATCTTCGGGTTATTGAGCATATGAGAAAATATATTGAGATGTTCGATATATCGGTTGAGCTTGTCGAAAAGCTTGAAGAGCTGGAAAGAGACGATTGTCAATGCGATTGTTGCTGCCCATGCAAGAAGAAATCGGATGAATAAAATTATTGACTGGGTGGTTAAGCTGGGTGGTTTAGCTATCGTAGCTGGTGTGTTTGGATTTATAATCACCCAGCTGATTGTTTTTATCGGGCTATGTAGGGGAGGATAATGGACGAAAAAGATCAGGCATACTGGGAGCGAAACCAGCTAGTCTCTTATATTTCAAAAATATACTATTCATGGCTCGAAAGACACCCCGAAAAAGATACTGAATGGGAAGATGAATGGAGAAATATTATTTTTATACAATTTCCGAAGGGTAAATACTCGTGGCATATCCATGACAGAGAAATGAAATATTTTAAGCACTTACAATTTTATGACACAGATTCATGGGATGGTTCCACTACAGAGCAAAAATATCAAGCCTTGAGGGGTGAAAAAAATGGAGACTGAACCTTTAACACACGATCAGCTTGTAGCCCGTGTGCAGGCTTTCTATGACTATCTCCGTAAGGATTATCAAGAGTGGCAGCTAGAGGTTACATGCTGCCTAAAGTGGCCGGATGAGCAAGAGAAGGCCTTTGTGAAAAAGCAGTATGATCTAGCCGCGGAACGACTAGATACATACACGCACACGTTTGAGAAAGTGCTTTATACTTGGATTCACTAAGGCTCTAAGTAGACTAGAAGCGGTTTCAAAAAGTAAGCAGCCATTTTAAAAATCAAGAAAACGAAAATCAATGAGCCTAAAAACTCAGCAACAGTTGGGCCGAGTAAATTTACAAAAAATTCTTCAATCATTTTTTAACCCAATAGCCATATTCCATTTTGTAGGGACAGTCTTTTCCATGCTCATTCAGAACATCGCAAATCCAGATAGCTAAGTCTTTTGGCAGGCCATAGCCATCATAACCTGAGTCAGTTGTCCAACCACTACACCCTTTTTGCAAAGATATAGAGTAGGAATTTTCATCTTCATGATCGTAATCATCATCAACGTGGATGTGCCATTTTTCTTCAATCATTTTTTTCTCCTAAATCAAGCTGATCGAACCAAGCGATACGAGTCTGAAAATTTCTTTCCAAAAGATATTCTACTTCTCCCATAGCTGTTTTATCTTTTAACATATCAAAATTGATTTTTATTTTTGGGCCTTCTGCTCCACATTTTTTGCAAACCTTAAAACAATGAACACGGTTCAAAGGTGCAAGCTCAAAAATATCATTTATATCTTCGGTTTTTATAACACAATCAGACCCACACCAAGGACAGCCTTTTAATGGAATATGACCCACAAGTATGTGATAATCATGCAATCGGGTTTTTATCATTCCGTATTCTAAGGGGTGACGTTTATCATGAAGGGTAGAGGGATAGTCATGTAAAGGGGTAAAGTCTAAGTCTTCACGTAAATGTTTTGTGTCTTCAACCGACATGTTTAAATAAATGTGTTTTCTCATTCTTCCTCCACTATTATCTCAATTTCATAGCCATACGACCTGAGCTTGTCCAACTGCCACGGTGTCAAACATTTTGCAGTTGTCGAAGAGTCTCGGCGAATAAGCTCGCAGAGCATTTTGCTGAACTTGCATGCAGGATAAAACCGGTCTTGCCGGGGGCCTTTGCCCCGGTCATGTTTGCCGGTAATAAATTTAATGGGGAAGGTTGTCATATTTAATCTCTTAAAAATTTTCTGTATATTCTATTTTTTGGATCGTGGTTGACCCAGTCTTGAGCTTCTTTTTGAGATGAAAAAACTTTGTAAACATTTCCATCATCATTAAACTCAAAACCTTGAAAGTCATCAAAATTTTCTTCTTCTTCTTCTTCTTCCAATTTTTATGCTCCTATATTTTTAAGTGTTTTGTTAAAGGATAGGGACTAAATGTCCCCACAGTTTTAGGCATATTCTTCAAAGTCCCACTCTTCTTGAAGATCTTTATATTGATGCACAAGCCGCTCGAAATCGTCTTGCAACTTGAGGGGATCTGGGACATCTTCGCCGTTAATCATCGCAAGGATGATGTGAGCCTCCTCTTGCGAGAAGTAGGAAGGCTCGTCTTTGAGGCGTTCGCACATAGCATCTGACCAAAAGCAATAGTCAATGTGGGATGGGCAATCGTAAGGGGAGTTCATTTATGACTCCCTTTTAAAGCGGCGAATGCTTTCATACCAAATCGGGCCATACTTAAGGGTTTTTCCGTCTATCAAATCTTGTAAGACTGACTCAATAGAAAAAGATTTTTTTTGATTATATTTTACGCACAAAGAAATAAAATGGTGCTTCGATTCGTCTTCTTTTATCCATTGCCCATTTGAGAGCATTCTTTCTAAAATCATGATGTTTCCTTTAGGTTTGTTGTTTCGTTTGCTACCTGTACGGCAGTGAGTTTTTTTATCGCTTAAAGATTTGTCCATATTCTAAAATGTTCATGCAATCAAGGAATTCCTCTTTTCTTGCCCCTTCATTTTCGATCAACATTTTCAAAAGTTCTCTTTCGATGTGTTGAAAATTTCCATCAAATTTTCCGTATACATCTTCTGGATTGTCTGCATACATTTCTTTCCAATCTTTCCAAGATGCTCCATAATCGCTGTTAATGCGGTTATTTTCTTCGATTGCGTCTATCATTTCTTTAAGATTCATTTCATTTCCTTTTGGTTTTTGTCTTAGCTTTTACTCACTTGAGTTACGCTTTGATATCAAGAGTATATATGATCTCATCTAATGAAATCAAGAGAAAAGATGATAAAAATAAATTCTTGCTATAAAAAAGCTTTCACGTATACTCTCAGAATTGATTAAAAAATTATTGGTACATCATTGATTACATGGAATCTTGAGAAAAGATCCTTAAAAGATCTTAAAGACTACTCCAAAAATCCACGCACACTTTCAGTAGATCAAGAGGCACACCTTCGAACCTCTCTTGAAAAGTTTGGGGTGATTGATAAGATCATCGTTAATACTGATAACACGATCATTGGTGGTCACCAAAGGAAGCGGACACTCAAGAAAATTGGATTAAAAGAAGTTGAGTGCTATGTCCCGGATCGTACTCTTACAGAAAAAGAAGTCGAAGAGCTGAATATACGTCTCAACAAAAACACAGGCGATTGGGATTTCGACGTCCTTGCTAATCAATGGAATATTCCGGATCTAGTAGAATGGGGATTTAGCCTTGATGATTTTCAGATTGATATAGAGCAAGTGGAAGGGGAAGAAGAGGAGGAGTCAGAACTTCTAGAGCCTCCTAAGGATCCTAAGACTCAATTGGGAAATATCTATGTTTTGGGTGACCATCGTCTTATGTGCGGAGATAGCACTAATCCTGACATGGTCAAGGCTTTACTCGATGGCAATCAACCTATCCTTATGGTCACTGATCCACCTTATGGAGTGAATTATGATCCTTCTTGGCGTAAAGTCGCTGGAAAAGGTCAAAGAGCTGCCGGTAAAGTTCAAAATGATGGTCAAATAAATTGGTCGCTTGCTTGGCATCTCTTTCCGGGATCTGTAGCTTATATTTGGCATGCAGGAAAGTATGCCGGTGAAGTTGACAAAAGCCTTGATGAGGCAGAATTTGAGATCATAAGCCAAATCATCTGGGTAAAACAACACTTTGCTCTTTCCCGAGGTGATTATCATTGGAAGCATGAACCTTGTTGGTATGCTGTTAAAAAGGGTTGCGAGCACAATTGGCAGGGATCTAGGAAAGAGTGTACTGTTTGGGAAATAGCTAACCTCAATGCTTTTGGTGGGGAAAAAACCGAAGATGAAAGGACGGCTCATAGCACCCAAAAGCCTTTGAAGTGTATGTCTATTCCAATACAGAATAACAGTGTTGCAGGAGAAGGTGTTTATGATCCCTTTTGCGGTTCGGGAACTACGTTGATAGCGGCAGAGCAATTAAAGAGAAAAGCTTTTTGTATGGAATTAGACCCAGCTTATTGCGATATCATTGTAGATAGATGGGTTAAGTATAGAAATAAAAATGGATTAGATAGCACGGTGAAAGTCTTATGAGTGATGATATAAAATCAGGTAGGCCAGAAGTAACATTGGATTGGAAAAAAATAGATTATCTTCTCGAAGCAGGCTGCTCGGGTGGGGAAATTGCTGCTCAATGTGGTGTCCACCATGATACTATCTATAGAAGAGTGCAGCAAAGATATGGAGAATCTTTCACTGATTATGCAGCCAGAATAAGACAAAAAGGTGAAGCTAACATTCGTGTAGTTCAATATCAGAAGGCTTTAAAAGGCGATAATAACATGTTAATATGGCTTGGTAAGAATCGCTTAAAGCAAAGAGATAAAGAAGAAGTCGAGGCTCAGGAACAACAAAAAATAGTGTTTGAAGTCAATTATGGAAACGGTAATCAAGTCGAAATTCTTCCCAAGGCCGTACCAGCTTCCGATCTTGAGAGCGCTTGATAGCGGCATAAAGCGAGTTGTATGGTGCTGTCATCGCCGGGGTGGCAAAGACCTCACTATCTTCAATTGGGTCATTAAAGAGCTGATTAAAGAGACCTGCACATGCTTCTATGTGCTTCCGACCTATTCCCAGGCTAAGAAGGTTATCTGGGATGCTATCAATAACGATGGCTTCCGAATCATTGACTATATCCCGAAAGAGATCATTGCTAGCCAAAATGGGCAGGAGATGAAGATCAGGCTTACTAACGGTAGCCTATTCCAGCTCATCGGGTCTGATAACATAGACAGCTTGATGGGTACTAACCCAAAGATAGTGGTTTTCTCGGAGTATGCCCTGCAAGAGCCGGCAGCCTGGGATTATATCCGTCCTATTCTTAAAGTAAACGGCGGTACGGCTATATTCATTAGCACGCCGAGGGGAAGGAACCATTTCTATGACCTTTTTAGGACAGCCCAGAACACAGCAGGTTGGTATTGCCAAAAGCTTACTGTAGAAGACACCGGCGTTTTAACACCGGAGGATGTAAAGCAAGAGCAAGCTGAGGGGATGAGCGAGGAGCTAGCTCTTCAAGAGTACTACTGTTCATTTGATCGGGGTGTAGAGGGCTCTTATTATGCTAAGCTAATGAATAAGATGGTCGAGGAAGAGAGGATATGCCCAGTCAGGTACGATCCTAACAAGATGGTCTTCACGGCTTGGGACTTAGGGTGGGATGATTGCACGGCCATTATCTTCTTTCAGCTTCATGGGACTAATATCAATATCATCGACTGCGAAGAGCACAGCAATAAGACTCTGGGTCAATTTAAAGAGATCCTAATGAATAAAGGATATAAATATGGAGGACATCTGTTTCCTCATGATGTTGAGCATATTGATGGACTTTCTACAGGCTGCACACGACGCGACATTCTAGAGGACTTGCAGATACCGGTGACTACAGTGCCTCGGGGAATCATTGCTGATGGTATAGAGGCTGTGAAGGTGCTATTAAATTCCCGAGTCTATATCGATAGCACCAAGTGCAAGGCTTTGATTAGATCGCTTGAGAACTATCACAAAGACTGGGATGACAAGCACAAGGTATACAGCAATAAGCCCCGGCATGATTGGTCTTCTCATTTGAGTGATGCTATGAGGTATTTAGCAGAAGGGTTAAGCAAGATAGACTCAAGATCTGCCTCGGCAGCGGATGATTACAAAGCGATTAATGCTTATTTTTCTATGTAAGGCTGCTTTACATGCCTTGCGATTTAAGAATCTGTTAAGCAATATCCGAATTTAACAAGAGATAAATCTAATGCCACGTAATGCCGATCCTATTTTCTGGCCTTGTTCAGACATAGACGTTTCACTACAACAGTCAAGGAAGCGGAACTATGAAGACTCCATCAATATCCTTCAAACCCAGTGGAACATGGCGGACAATGACCAACGTTATGCCATGGGCGATCAGGAGATCTGGGCTTCACTTTATCCTGGAACGTTGAACATAAGAAGAAAGATGTTTAACTTCAATATCATTAACCCGATCATCCAAGCGATAAGCGGTCATCAAAGACAGACTAGGAAGTCTTCTATCGTCATTCCAGTTAAGCCTAATGGGCAAAGAACAGCCGATCAGCTAACCAAGTGCCTGTTCCATATCCACAAGAGTGGTGTTTACGAGACCTACAGCGAGGCATTTGAACAAGGAGCACTCACTACAGGGCTAGGCTTCATTTACATCTACAAAGACCTTAAAAACGATCCTGTGTCGGGGGATATCAAGACTCGATACGTAGATATGAAGTCATGCCTTTTTGATCCATTCTTCCGTAACAGAGATATGAGTGACTGCCGGTTTTGGTGGACTAGATCATTCTACGGAAGAGATGAAGCAGCTTTGATTCATCCAGATCTTGCCGATCAGATCATGAGCATACCTAAAGGCAGCTATAGAGACGATAAATTCTACTATATGCCTGAAGTGTATCAGATCCAATTTCCTGACCTCATCGCAGTGGATGAGTATTGGTATTTAAGCTCAAGAGAAGCCACCTATCTCATCCAGGTTAACACCGAAGAAGCTCAAGAGTGGACAGGAGACGAAGAGCAGCTTAGAGACGTCATGAGAATGTTCCCGGGAATGTTCCGAGTCATCAAGAAACAAAAGCAAACAGTACGTCGTAGTATCATCGTCAACGATAAAACATTTTTGGATGAAGGGCAGCCAATGGGCCTGGATCGCTACCCCATCGTCGCATCGCTGGGATATTTTCAACCTAATACTCCTTACTATGCCTACAAGTTCAGGGGCATCGTCAGGGATATGAAAGATAGCCAATACCTCTTCAACCAATTAAAAGTATCCAATTTAGATATCCTACAAGCCCAGCAGCAAGGTCTCAAAGTAAGACAAGGATCTCTGGTAACACCTGAGGATGGTCTTAACCAAGGCCATGGCCGCATGTTGGTTTACAAGAAAGATGCTTCTCCAGCAGACATTGAGCAGATGGATATCCATCCGCCATCTCCAGTAATGCTACAGATGGAAGAAATGCTCATGCAGACTGCTCATAGGATTTCTGGTGTAGATCCTTCCGCTATGGGTATAGATGTAGATGACAAGGCCGGTGTTATCTCTATGATGCGCCAAGTAGCTACAGCACGCAACCTGCAAAGGCTATATGACCAGTTCGATGAGATGCAGAGACTTTGCGGCGACATTATGGTAGAGCTTATTCAAAAGAATTGGACATGGGGCAAGGTCAAAGCAGTTTGTGGAGAGGATCCCACAGAGGAATTCGATTCAAAGCTCTTTATGGAATATAACTGCAAAGTGGTTCAAGGTGCTCTTACAGAGACTCAGCAGCAGCTTGAGTTGGCTCAGCTTCTATCGGCTCGTGAGATCTTAGGTGATTTGATTGAGCCGAAGGATCTTCTTGAGGCTATGACTATCCAGAACAAAGACAAGATCATCGAGTCTGTCATGCAGCGTGAACAGGCACAGAGCGAACAACAGAAGCAGATGGCTGAGCTGCAAATGAAACAGATGGAAGTCGACAATGCTACAAAGATTGGCTACGCTAACTCACAAGAGGCATTGGCCCAAGAGAGAATGTCAAAGATTCAAACAGATATCGCACTGGCAGAAGAGAAAATGCGTAAGTCGCATCAGGAGGACACTCAATCGATGCTTAATATAGCCAAGATTCTCAAAGAGATTCAAGGCATGGACATTGATCACCTTAAAGCTAAGATTGAGACCCTACATGCGATCAATAACCTCAACTTTGAGCCAGATTTTAGTGGCGCAAAACAAACAAGTTCATTAAAAAAAGAAGTAACAGGAGTTTAACCATGTCCAAGATGTCAAATGCTGGTAAAGACCAAGGCAACATGTCCCCTAAAGTAGAAGACTACGCCCGCCCACAAGCTGCATATTCTCAAGAAGGCTTCAGCAAGACCACACAATACATTGAGCGTCAAGATGCGCATCAAGTTAAAGCTGCAAGAGATATTGAGAAGCAAGCTTACAAGGGTAGATATTCATGAAATCTTGCGCGATGAAGATGAAAGCTCATCTCAAAGAAGATAAGCATGAGCTCAAAGGTATGCTTAAAGACGACAAGAAACTTGCTTCATCTCTTAAGATGGGCAAAAAAGGTATGCCTAAGAAGGGGAAATAATGGCAAAGGTATCAGTTCAAAAGGGCAAGATTGAAGCCCATCAACCGACGATGAAGAGTATGAGCCGTCCTGAGATCAACGCTGAGGATGCAAAGCGCCATTCTGTAAGCAAAAGCGGTATGAACTTAGTGAAGATGACGCCTAAACGATGACGAAAAGCCAATATGCTGATAGGGATACTGTCGGCACTATCTACCAGCAAGCCCAGAAGATGGGTGAGAAGCATGTAGAGGTGGGCGATATGTGTCGTGAGATCATGTCCTCATTAGTTGAGGACTTGAACGATACCATTTCTTCCGATCCCTACGATGGCAAGCCTTTCTATATTACCATCCACGAGTCTAAAGACTTGCAGATGAAGTCCTGCTTAAGACGGCGCATGCTGACGACTTTATATCGTCCGTGGCCAGAGGATGACACTACCGTCTTTTGGACGGATCCCAAATCAGCCACAACATTATTCTGCTGGTCTATCCCTCACCACACAGAGATGGATAACATCCTTAACAACGAATTCCTCTATGACAATGATCTAGTGGCTACCGTCAAAGCATGGAAAGCTTTCGATCTTTATCAATTCGGATTCAGAAAGGATGATATCGGCAACTGGATCCCTAATGAGAAGTACAAAGACAAGAAGCTGACAGCTCCAGAAAGACCAAAAGCCTCTTTAATCCTCCCTAGTTCCATTGGATAACATCAATAGTGATGTTCCTAGTCCAGTAATTCCTAGTGTGTCGCTTCATAGATTCATTAGCGCAGTCATCAGAGCAGAACTTTCTTCTCCCAATCGGGAGAATCTTCTCACAGATGATGCATTTGTTCTTTGACTTCTCTTGCTTCCCGGTCTTTTCTTTTAAAATACACTTATAGCATTTTTCTTTGCCTAGGAAATCGGAAGGTTTCCTATCCTCATTACAACCTGAACAGATCATAAAACCTACTTGTTGCTTGATATTTAAATTTTTGTTCATTAACGTGCAAGCAAAGGTTTCAGCTAGCCTAAAAATAGCTTGCAATCGGCGCAACATCGTCTCGCCAACGAAAACAAAGGAAAGCATGGAAGAAGAGACTCTTAATAGCGTAAGTCCTGAGCTCGCAACTCAAGAAATCCAAAACCATGAAGAGCCCCAATCTAGTCCACCAGTTCAGCAGAGGGTAGTCGACGACTCTCAAGAGAGAAACTGGAGAGCTGTGAGAGAAAGGCAAAAAGAACTTGAAAGAGACCTACAGATGCAACGAGAGCTTAATGAGAAGCTTATGGCTATGGCCCAAGCAGCTCAACCCAAAGCTCCCGTTGAGATTGATGAACTAGACTCTATCAGCGATGAAGAGTATGTCCCTAAGGGCAAGTCTAAAAAGCTTGTTCAGAAGCAGGTAGAGCCCCTTAAAAAAGAGCTCGAAGAGCTGAAGGCCATGCTCCACAAGCGTGAGAAGCAGGATCAATTCAATAGTCTCAAGCGTCAGTATGCCGATTTCGATGAGGTTGTTAACAATGAAACAATGGCCTTATTAGAACAAACTGAACCTGAGTTGGCCGAGACGATTGCAGACCTTAAAGACCCTTATAAAATTGGTGTTCAGACCTACAAGTACATCAAAGCTCTAGGCATCCAAGCTAAACTCCCTGAGGTGAATAGACTCAAGGAAGTGGACAAGAAGCTAGCGGCGAACGCTAAGACCGTTCAATCACCATTAGCTTCAGATAAACGGCCTATGGCGCAGGCATTCAAGCTCACAGAGCAAGAAAAGAGCCGGCTTTATGAGGAAATGATGGGTTTTGCGAGATTAGCTTCTTCTGTACCGGAATTAGCAACGTAAGTTTCGGCCTGTTGGGTTAAAAAACAGGCAATAAAATGACCGTATCTATTTCAACAATGCCTCCGCAAATACAGCAGAGGTATAACCAAAAGCTCTTGAGCACTCCAGAGCGCAACCTGATCCACAACTTGTTTGCGGTTCCTGTTGAGCTTCCGGACAACCAAGGCTTTATCGACAGACAGTCTCGCTATGACAGACTTGATCTGTTCCCAGTGCCTCTTGATGATGCACAAACCAATCCTCCTTCTCAACAGCTTAACCGCGTTGACGTGGATTGCCGCGTTAGAGTCTATGCGACCTATATCGTGTTGACTCGCCAAGTTACTATCACCAACGAAGACCCCGTTCTTAACAGCGCTGCTGCTCGTTTAGGCCAAGCGATGAGAGAAACTCAGGACGTCGTTCAGCGTGATAACTTGGAATCGAGTGCCTCGGTAATTAACTGTGTCGGTAAAATATCTGCCGACGTTAAATCTTCTCTGATGGACTTGGAACCCTTCGCTATGGCAGCATAGAAAGGCAACAAGGGGCAAGATTATGGTTATAGGTGATTGTTGTATATGTGATAAAACTCTTTATGATGGAGATGTTGCCAAACATTATGCTCATACAGATATTTTTATATGCAATTCATGTTTTAAACAAGATCAGCCTGAACGACTAAGTGAGAAGACCTATTACAGAAATGATGATGGAACATATCCTCATCTAGAAGCTTGTATAGGAAGCGATAGTCTGAACTCTATGGAAACATAGAGAGGGAAATCCGAAGAGTTTTCCCCGCCAACATGTAAGTTTTACTTACCAGTTGGTCACAAAAGTAACAGAACTGGGAACAAACGGCGACTTACCTACAGAAATGTCGGTGTCAGACGTAGATGACGTTGTAACAGTATTACAAGGCAACAGCGCCGAGTATATCACCAATATGATCGAAGCTGAGAACAAGTTCTCGACTTCTGCGATCGGTGATAGCTATGGTTGCATGCTCACATCCAGAATGATTCCTGTTCTTAACGCAATTGCAGGATTCACTCGTAAGCAATTCTATCCTAACCAAACTCAAGTTTTGAGCTCGGAATGGGGTGGCGTCAACAACATCAGATTCTTTATCTCTGAGCAAGGCTCTGTTACACCTAATGCTTCTTTGGCTGGTGCTGACATCGCTAACTGCTTTGTAGCTGCTAAAGAATCCTACAAGGTTGTATGGCAAGCTGGTGGTAAGGCTAAGTTTATCTACCTTCCTCCTGGCTACAATAACGACCCATGCATGCTCCGTCATACAGCGGGTTGCTCGTTCTATCAAGGTCAGTGCATTACCAATGACCTTTGGATTCAAAACCTACGTTCAACCGGTATTTAAGGAGGATCTATTATGTTACCCTATCAAATGGTAGCCGGCGGTAGATTCACCTTATCGTCTGCTTTGATTTCGTCTGGTTTAAATCTTGAGTGCAACTCTCAAAACCCACCTGACTTCGTAGTTTTGAAGTCGTTGACTGGTTGGGGGGAAGCTTCCGATGCTCAAGCGATTGAGTGGTTCTGGGAAAAGTCGATGGCACAAGGTACTGCAAAGGGTATCCTTCAGGCTTCTGAAGGTTCTACTCCTCAAGTTCCTGCTATGTCATCTTACTTCATCAGCTCCAACGGTATCTCGACCTATGACACAGCGAACCCACCAAGCTTTGCCGCTCTAGCTACCACAGCTATTGCCGGTGACACTGGTACTTTCGTTGTGACAATGGCTAATACCGGTTCTATTTCTGTTGGTGACTATGTACGTCTGTACAATACCACCGGCGAGCTTCAGATTGCTGGCTATTCTTTCCAAGTGACAGCCGTTACAGCTAACGTTTCTATCACTCTAGGCTACATGGCTTCGAGCGGTACAACCTTTGCTGCTGCTGCCACAGCAGGATCTGTTCTTAAGTACATTCCTAACCGTATGTACCCAAGACAGAAGTTCATCGCTAACATCACTCAAGCTGCTCAAGCTGTTGTTTACTTCACTGAATCTAACGATTTCACCCCCGGTGAAATTGTTTCGTTCCGTGTCTCTTCTGCCTTCGGGATGGATGAGATCAACAACAGAGCTGCTCGTGTTCTTAGCGTGACTAACAGCGCCACAGTGTCTTCGATCACTCTTGATCTTGACACTTCAGGCTACACAGCGTTTAGTTTCCCAACTTCCGCTGTAGCTGCTGCCGGTGTTAGCCCTGCTATGTGCGTGCCTTCTTCTTCGGGCGTTGTTCCGTTGAACGGCAGTGCAACAGTACCTCAACAGCCTCCTGGGACTAACCTTCTTGATTCTTACGACAACCGTAACATCAGAGTTATTCACCTCGGGCCTGGCCTCTTCAACGTATCAGGACACGTTTCTGATGCAGAAGATGTGTGGATGTACCAAGCCTATAAATATGATGACTACAAGATAGTCTAGTATTTAACCCCTGCCCATTCGGGTGGGGGTTTTTGATGTAAAACCGCTTTACAAGGAAAAAGCACATGGAAATTAGAGAATACAACAGAAAACAGACTACAAGAATGCCTCCCGAAAAGTACGAGGAAGAGATCAAGAAGCTAAGAAAAGCCCACGAAAGACTAATTAAAGGTCGCTTTGAGTTCGTAGATGCCCAAGGGGGATGGATTGAGTTCGCATATAGATTCTTTAAGGGAGACATGCTCGTAGTTTATAAGCTCGTGCATGGAGAAGTGACAGAGCTTCCCGCCGGGATCGTTAAGCATATCAACAACACAAAGAAGAAAGTGCGTAAGTTTGCCGCTACTTTAGATCCCAATGCAAGAGGTGTGCCATCGACGTATGAAGTTCAGTCAAGAATAAGCTTTATCCCTCTTGAATCTCTTTAACCTGTATGGCAATGTAAAATCATGAGTATAGCAACACTTGGGGATATCATAACTAAAGTCCGTAGATTGACAGGGAGCGGCAGCTCTCTTCAATTGACAGACGCAATGATTATAGATTACATCAATTCATTCTATCTTTATGACTTCCCGGCTGCTTTCAGAAGTCTTAAGTTAAAGGACATTTACACCTTTAACACCATTCAGGGGGTGGATACGTACCCGTTTGACTACAACCATTGGAGCACGGTTCAGGCCCCTGTTTATTGCATGAAAAGAAATATTCAACTTTTCACCAATAAATGGTCGTTCTTCAATCAGTCATACAATTGGCAATTTCAAGACAACTTCACTCAAGCTGATGGAACAGTGGGACCTTATGCTGGAACTCTTACAGCTGCTCCTATTCTAAGAAGTGTTAACAACAATCCAATGGTATCGACACCCACTTCTCCTACAGGAGCTTTTCCTACAGGAGTGCCGGTATCGTTTCCTCAGTCTAATATCTCAAGGATTCAAAATCTTCTCATCACGGCTAACACAGCGACCAGTTCGTTGATGGTGACCGATGATGGAGCAGGGAATTTGATAGGGGATTGTCTTCCTGGAGGAACTGTTGATTACTTCACCGGTGCAATAGCTGGACTGAACTTCACAAGCGCTGTGCCGGCAGGAAACAACATACAGGCTCTTTATGGCCCCTACCAGCCTACTATTCCTTTAGCTGTACTGTTTATTCAGAACCAGTTTGTGCTTAGACCTGTTCCCGATCAGTCCTATACCATAGAGGTGACAGCCTATAGGCTACCTTCTCAAGTGTTGCTAGGCTCTATGAATCCTGATGTTCCTGACACTGCCGGTGTTCCGGAGTTGCTGGAATGGTGGGAGACTTTAGCTTTTGGAGCAGCTAAGAAGATCTATGAAGACAGGCTTGATTCTGATGGGATTGCATTGATGGATAAGGGATTGGCAGAGAGGTATGAGGCTAATGAAGCTCGTACTTATGCCCAGCTAGGAACACAACAGATCAATACGATCTTTACTGATCAGCTTAACAACAACTATGGAAACTACGGTTTAACCTTTGGTAACCCAGGACGATAAATGACTTATAGCTCCCTACCTAACTCAGGTCAATCTCTGGGACAAACCAGAGCTGCTATCAAGAATAACTTCGACTTGATAAAGACAACGCTTGATCAAAACCACGTTGATCTAGACTTAGCCAACAAAGGTAAACACTATGTTATTCAGATGCCTGTTACTGCTTCAATACCTGTCGCTCCGCTGCCGCCGGGAGGATTAGTAGCAGGGGAATCTAATCTATACTCAAAGACATCTAGTGCGGCTAGCCAGATATTCTTCAGCCCTGATGCTTCCGGCAATGAATACCAGCTAACAAGAGCAATAACAGCCTCATTTCCCTCATTCTCAACTAATGCAGCTTATGGTGTGGCTCCTCCCAATACTGTGCTGAGAGGAGGATGGACGTTTCTTCCTGGTGGTATGCTTTTTCAGTATGGTGTTTTTAGAGGCACAGGAACTTCCAACACGCCCTCTTCAGGAACCATTCCATTTCCCGTGCAATTCACAACAGCTTGTTTTAGTATTCAACTACAGGTAAGAAGAAATGATGCAGCAGGGGCTAGAGCAGCTATTTCGAGAACTTCTCCCCCAACAACTTCAGATTTTACTTACGATCTTGAGAGTGGAACATGTGACGGTGTTTACTGGACAGCAATAGGGGTTTAATGGGCTTACAGCAACTTTACATAGCTGGAAGTGATATAGGCTTAGAATTAGATAAAAAGCCTTTCATGCTTCCCGATAAAGCCTTCAGCAAGATCGAGAATGCCTATGTCTGGAGAGATAGGGTTGTAAAAAGGCAAGGATTAAAAGCTTTAGGAAGGCTTAGAAGGGTATTTGAAACAGCATCTATAGGCTTAAGCAACGCCTCTCCTTGGTCTATTCTGAATATCTACTCTACTTACACTCCTCCTATCACGGAAGAGGCTACAGCAGAGATAGAGCCTGGATCTGTCATCATAACAATACAAGCTGGCCCTGATATTGTTTTCACAGACCAGGGAGATGGAACGCTTACGAGTCCAACACCAGGAAATAGCGGGACAATTAATTATATTACCGGTGATATTGTCCTTACCCATACCGCGGGAGCTGCTGTAGCTTCAACAGCCTCCTTCAATTACTTTCCTGGGCTTCCTGTCATGGGTATTCCGGATAGGGAAATAAGCACAATAAACGATGAAGAGACCATTTTCTTTGATACCAAATATGCTTATAAGTTTGTTGGAACAGGATTTCAAGAATTGGCGGCAGGTACAACGTGGTCAGGAACAGATTCTGACTTCTTTTGGTCTACTAACTACAGAGGCTCTACACCAGATTCTAGGCTGTTTTTTACAACCAACTTTGTAAACGATGGCTTAAGCCCTATGAGGTATACAGATGGAAATACCTGGACTACTTTTCAGCCCATTATCGCTGATAATCCTCCTAGTGCCGTTCAAATGCTCCTTTATCAAGCTGAGATCCTTATTCCTTACTACGGAAGGCTACTAGCTCTTAATACTTGGGAAGGGACAACAGCAGGAACATTCGCTAACGCTGTCAATATCTTCAACAGATGCCGATTCTCTCAGATAGGAAGCCCTATAGCTTCAGATGCGTGGAGATCAGATCAATTTGGTAAGGGTGGATTCATCGATGCGCCAACCAATGAGGCTATCACCTCGGCAATTTACTTTAAAAACACGTTGATAGTCACCTTTGAACGTTCCACGTGGCAGCTTCGTTATGTCGGAGAGTATGGTGTTCCGTTTATCTGGGAAAGAATCAGCTCCGATTTTGGCTGCGAGTCTAAGATGTCCACGATCCTATTCGATCAAGGTGTGGCAGCTGTCGGTGATAAGGCTATCGTGTCTTCTAATAGCCTCACCGTACAACGTATAGATCAACAGATACCGGATGTAGTCTTCGGCTTCAGAAACGCCCAGAATGGCATAGAAAGGGTCAATGGGATAAGAGACTTCCAAAGACAGCTTGTCTTCTGGAACTACAGTGACTCTAACCTTGGAAGAAGGTATCCAAATAGAGTATTGGTCTACAACTACATCAACCAGTGTTACTCTATCTTTCGAGACAATGTCACTGCTTTCGGGACATTTCAGCCAAATAACAATATTACCTGGGACTCTCTAGACACTTTTTGGGATGATGACGATGTTTTTTGGGATGACGTGGACACTCAAAGCCTCTTCCCAAGCATTATTATAGGTAACCAGCAGGGCTTTATAAGCTATTATGGCTACAATTCTCTCGATGATCCCTCTTTGTCTGTCACAGCTGTCTCGTTGGCTAGCCCTATTGTCCTCACTATTGTAAATCACAACCTAGAGAGCCAAGAGATCATCCAATTAAAGGACTTTAACTTTGTGGATGGTTCTGGAGTTCCTGTTACCACTAATCTTAATGATAGAATCTTCCAAGTCACCCGCATAGATGAAAACAACATATCTCTTTCGGAATGGAATGGACTAAGCTACATAACCAATTACTCCTATACGCCAACCTCGGCTACCTATGTAGGAGGAGGTAAGGTTGCTCTCTTTCCAAAGATGGATATCCAGACGAAGGACTTCAATCCTTATGCAGCTCAAGGGCAGCAAGTAAAACTATCCTACATCGACTTCTTAACCGATGTTCCTGGCTCTTCGACAGCGGCTATGACTGTCGAATTGCTTTTGAACTCGTCGCCAATTGCTATTGGAAACGTAATAGTAGGCAATAAGAACGTGGAACAAAGCCTGCCTTCGCCATATTACTTACCTCTCTCGGATTATGCTTGGCATAGATTCTTTGCCACAACTACAGGCCAATACATCAAGATTAGAATGACCTTTGATGATGCTTTGATGAATGATCTCTCAACACACACAACCAGCTGGGTGCTCAACGCCATGAGCCTTTATGTCCGTCCTGGCGGCAAGCAGGTATTCTAATGGGATATTCCAGCGACCAACCACTTGTTACCAACCAATTGGCCATCTCTGTAGACTTTCCTAAGGATACAGAGCTTCTTGTCACAGAGATAACAGACACCTACAAAAAGATTGCTAACGTGGTAAACACCAAGGTGGGAGGTCTTTTCAATCCCAGTGAAGTGGCTACTTATAAGCTTTTGGCCTCTGCAACGCCGGAGCAACAGAACAGAAACGTCTACCGAAAGCTGTTTGATCTCGTCGATCTCAATGCAGGCAACATAGGAGCCGGCGCTACTGTGGCCTTTCCTCATAATATAAACGGTCTCGTAAATACAATGGTGATTTATGCAAGTTGCACTAGCACTGATCCCATTTATTTTACTGTTGTTTATCCTGATGTCTACCTAGATGCCACGAACGTTAATTTTACCAATCCTCTAGGTGTTGCACTCACTCAAGCTATAGTGATAGCAGAGTATGTTAAATCGCTTTGACAAAGAGCAATTTGTTAAGCAACATCAAGAAAAAAGGACAGTATCATGGGCGCACCTCTAGCTTTTGCAGCACTACAAGGGTTATCAAGTGTTTTAGGCGGACTAACTAGCAATGCTGGTTATAAAAAAGTCTCTAACTTTGACAGAATTCAGAAACAACTTCATGGTCAAAGAGGTAATCAAGCGCTTGGTCTCGGCGGAGCAGGTGGTGGATATGAAAATGCTATAGGACTTCTCCAAGACTACTTGAACCCTGAAAGCGATATCTATCAAAACTTTGAGGCTCCCTATCTACAACGATTCAACCAACAGACTGTCCCAGGACTGGCTGAAAGATTCGCCGGATTCGGTGCACAAGGAGGAGCTTTATCCTCAAGTGGATTTGGCCAAGCTTTAAGCACTGCAGGTGCAAACCTACAGACAGACTTAGCCGCTATGAAAGCTAACATGCAAAGAAACTCCATCGCAGACATCCTTAATCAATATAATACTTTAAGCAGTGGAGTAATGGGAGCGCAGCCCTTTAGCCAAGTAGCACAAAGCCCCGGCACACTCTCAAGCATATTCAGTGGTATTGGAGGCATGGCCAATCCTTACGGAGCTCCGGATTTAGGAGGAGGCTCCTCTTTACCTAAATTAAAATCAGGGAGTATCAGCTTCTAATGGTACAATACATCACTCATTCACCTCAGGCAGCTGTTGATGAAACGCTGAGAAGCAATCTAGCCAAGACATTTAATCAGGCCAATGAATTTGCAATCGAAAGACAGCAATATGAAAGGAACAGAGGCAGACTTCAAGAAGCTTTATCTAGCATCAATCAGAATGATAACTTCATGGATCAATTTAAGAAAATTGGTCCTACCTTATTGTCTACCCCAGGAGGTGCTCAAGCCTTAGGAGAAATTCTTCCCACTCTTGTTCAGGCTGGGCAAAACAAAGCTGTCCAAGACAATTTGAGAAATAGAAATAACCAAAACGCTCCAAACCAGAACGTTCCACAACGTCAAGAAGCTATACAGCCTGGACAGCCCGGGTATAACCCAAATCAACCTAGTCCACTACTTCAGAATGAACCTTATTCTCCTTACAATACCTTTCCTGAAAGAAGCGCTGGGCCTACTCCTACGCCTTTAAGATCGCCTGCTCAAACAAAGGAAGATATCCTTGATCTTATGCAACGATCCGGCGAATTCGGGAAGCCTTTGGATTATGCTCAAGCAGCTAATATTATTCAAAATGAAGAGAACCAAAAGATAGCTTCTAATGCACAGATTCAGCAAGAAAAAGACAGGATCCAAGAAGCTCAAAAAGAATTAACAGGAAATATTGTAAGAAGAGCTCAAGCAGAAGGATTTGTCAAAGATCCTTCCGATGTTCCTGTCGTTGAAAAGCTTGCCTTACAAGCCAAAAATCTCCCTTCGGAAGTTGAAGCGTGGAATTATGTTAAAGAAGGACTAAGAAAATATGACACTGCTAGAGCAAATATAAATAGAGTTACTCTTCCAAATAAAATATTAAATTTTAATGATTATCAATCAAAAGAAAAAGCTCTTAATTCAATACAAAAAGACATTCAAGTTTATAAAGACTTAAATTTAATACCTGAATTAAGAAATGTTCTTACAGAAGGACCAGGCTTTGGACCTGCTGATATTGAAGGAGCTATCTTCCCTCTAAGTTCTCAAGAAAAATCTCAACTTAATAAATTTCCTGAGAATCCAAACAAAGGAAAGGTGCATGGATTTTTAGAACCTAAATTTCCTTCAACTGAAAGCAAGATGACAGCTGACAATTTTGCAAGATTCAAAGATTCTCTCAGAGGTTATTTATTAGAAAATCCTGGAGCAAACTTGGTGACTACAAGAAGCTTGCTTACAGAAGGAAAGGGATATGACTGGCATGATTTTGCAGATGCCTACAATGAATTGGTGAATGAGGGAGCTGTGAAGCCCACAGATGCTCAATATCAGCAAAATGCCATCATAAACAATGCTCCATTACCTGGATTAGGAGCATTCTTTAACTTCACTATTAAAGGGACTAAATGATAGCTCTAGTTTCCCAGCTTTTAACAGCAGGTTACACTGCAAGCAATATCCTAAATTTCCTTTCGAATAAGATTCCTCAACTTCAAGGAAATATTCAAGGAGCTCAAAAAGCTGGGTACTCGCCTGAAAAAATATTAAAATATCTTTCAAATAACCTTAAAACTGATGCACAAGGTCAAAAGGTTATGTCTGCTGGAGAAAAATACCTTAAAAGTGTAGGGATAAAGACAAGCCAAGAAAGAGATGAGACTCGAAATAAATACCTTAAAGGAGCTTTAGGTGTTGGTGCGGGTGTTTTAGGTCTTTATTCAGGTCTTAACCAAGCAAGAAACTTCCTGACAGCTGCTCCAACTGTTGGTCAAGTTCCTCCAACGGGTCCTGCTCCTATTCAAGCTACGCCGAATCCTATGCCTCCTATTGGCCCCGCTATGGGTACGACAGTTCCTCAGCCACCACCTCCTCAAGCGGCAGTTGTTCCTCCTCCTCAAGGAGCCCAAGCTTCATTACCACCTCAAGTGCCGAACGCCCCACAAAAATTCACCGGTGCTGCTGACATCTTGGAGCAATTTGGTCTAAGAAAGATCGCAGAGAACTTAAGGGCTCAAGGAAAAGAACCTGAAATTATCTCAGCAGTTTTAGCAAAGAGTTTAAAAGGGGAAGATAGAGCTCGTTTTGGAGAGCTAATGAAAAGTGGGCAAGTTCCTCCTTTTCAAGAACTCGTTCGACAATTCATAAACGAATCTCCCCCGGCTAAAGTTTTAAAGCTGCCAGAAGATAAAGGATTCAAATTTGGTGGTCTTCTTGAGCCAGTGGATGCTCCTATTATTAAGCCTGAGGATTATCAAGTTCCTGAAGAGAATAGACCGGCAATAAAACGTGGTTCATTAGTCATTAAGCCTGACGGAAGCATTGGTGAAGTAAAGGGAGAGGATAAGTCTGGAGCTCTTGTAGAAACGAATGGTAAAGCTTCAAAGGTTCCTCTGGATGATCTGGAATCAGAACCGGAAGATGTAATATCCATTACCCAAGATCTTTTAAAGATCCCCGAAGTAGATCGTTCAAGTGTCGTTTCTCTTTTCACTTATGATCCTGAAGAAAGAGACATGTTTATTCAGTATCATAATGGGGAGACTTATCGTTACCTTGATGTAGATCCCCAAAAGGTAATGAATGTCGCCAACAAAATGGGAATACCAGTCACAGAAGGAAAAAATATCTTCGGTGCTTGGTCACCAGAAGATAAAAAGTCTTTGGGGGCTACATTAATCCAAGAATTCCTGAAAGATCCCAAATATGCCAAGCCTAAAAAAGGCGAGCCTGCTAACCCTAATTATAAAAAGCTAGAGACACTATATGATTATTGGGAAAAATTAAGACGTAAACCTAAGAAAAAGTCTTAAAATGTCCACCAAAGTTATGTCTATTTTTTTTCATCATGTCTCTGAGATTGTCTTTGGAACTTCCAAGAAAAAGATGTTCTGGATTAATGCATAAACGGTTGTCACAAGTATGACAAACAAACATGCCTTTAGGGATCTCACCTTTCCAAGCAATGTAAGCGGCTCTATGTGCAAATATATTTTTATTTCTAATATTTGTTAAACCATATCCAAAACTTGTTTTTCTTATCCATTCACGACATCCATTAACTTCATTTGAATTATTTAAGAGTCTTTTTCGAAGTTTATCGATATATTTATCTCCTTGAGGAGATTTTGCACATCCACAACTTGTTAAACTTCCATTTCTTAAAGAGCCTCCGTTGGCAATTTTTATGTTTCCACACTCACAAAGACATTCCCATAAGTAATGGCCCGAACCAAGCTTGCCTTTATTCTTTAAGATCGTTAATCTTCCAATCGTTTTACCAGTCATATCAATAAACTTTACCATCGAAGAACCTTTGTTATAATGGTATGATACTCCGAAAAAAAGGGATAAGCAAGTGAAAAGCTCAGAAAAAAGCCCAAAAGAAAATCCTAAAGAATATGAAGTTCTAAAGAAATTTGCTTTTATCCGAAAACGATTAGAGCAAGCCAAAAAAAAACCTAAGAAGAAAGGTTAGAGTTATCCTCTAATCTTTGCTTTTTCAATTCTGCTACTTCTTGTCGAAGCAATAGAATATCTCGCTCATACTCTCTTCGGGTATATTCTTGGGTAGAAATGTTGTGTCCCACTCTTTTTCCTACAAAAAAAGTACCAACCAAGATACCTAGTCCTAAAAGTGTGTCAAAAGTATCGTTCATTTTTTCCCCTCCTTCAAAAGATCAATAAACATTTCGTAAAGTTTATCAGTTCTTGCAGTGTGATTTTTCATGTCAGATGCAATATCTCTATGAATGTAATAAGCTGTGCCTAATACAGTGACAATAACAGGAAGAGACTGAAGTATATCCATAAAATTCTCCAAGGTTTTTCGTTTGATTCAATCATATCATAAGTGACACATAATTAACACGTTAAAGAATTAGTTGCCATTATCCAACTTGTGCAGCAAGGTGAAGTTTCAAAAACTTAACCTGCAAAGGGACAAAAACTATGGCTACAAGAATCCAAAAAGTCTCCACAATCGGCGGAGCAAATATCAATGTTTTTCCTACACCAATTATAGCTCAAAGACCACCAGCTTCTACTGATGTAGATTACCCACTGGGACAAATTTGGATTGATACTTCTGTAAGCCCTGCTGTTTCCTATGAGTTCTTAGATTCTGCTTCAGGAACTTGGTCAACAGGCGGTAACGCTCCTGCGACAACAACTGAATACGGTACAGTGCTTCTCACAGATAACTCTGAGCCAGTAGCTACAAAAGCTTATGCTGACGCGCTTGCGATTGCAGGTGCTCCTGCTTGGTCTGAGACTGTATCAGGTATCGGTCAGCTTTCTACTCTTGCTGAAGCCGTTGCTGGTGTAGATGACAACACAGCTATGACACCTCTTAAAGTTGCAGGCGTCTTTGCAGCTCCTCCTGCGATCGGTTCTGGCACACCCGCTGCCGGTTCTTTTACAACTCTTAACGCTTCAGGTCTTGCCTCTCTCAGCGGTTCTGCTACTATCACAACAGGTGCTACAGCTCTTAACCTAGCCTCAGATGCTTCTACTGGTGCGGTTAACATCGGTACTGGAGCCGGTGCAAGAACGATCACCATTGGTAACGTAACAGGCGCTACTGCTGTCAACGTTAACACTGGCACAGGTGGTTTTGCCGTAGCAACCACAGGGGCTGGCGATATCGTTCTTAACTCAGCTGATACTCTCCTCTTAGATTCAGCAGGAGTCCTGGAGCTTAACTCCTCTGCTGGTGTGATCTCTATCGGTAACGATGCAGTAGCTCAAAATATCAACATTGGTACCGGTGCAGCCGCTAGAACAATTACTATTGGTAACAGCACTGGTGCAACCTCACTTGTGTTAGATTGTGGTACAGGTGCTTTGAATATCGGTACAAACGCTATCGCTCACAGTGTCACGATAGGTAATGGCACAGGAGCAACCGCGGTTGTTATTGACGCTGGTACAGGTGGCGTAAACGTTGGTACGAATGCAATCGCTCACACAATTACCATTGGTAACGTAACCGGTGCAACTGCTGTCAACGTCAATTCGGGAACAGGAGCATGTGCTTGGACAACAACCAACGGCTCATTTGGGCTTGTTACAGGTACGGGAGCTATTAATCTTGGTGCAGACGCTGCGGCTAAGACAATTACTATCGGTAATGGAACAGGAGCAACTTCTGTAGTAGTAAACTGTGGTACAGGAGCTCTTAACATCGGTACGAACGCCGTGGCGCACACAATTACCATTGGTAACGTCACAGGAGCCACAGCCGTTAATGTTAACTCTGGAACTGGAGCTTGCGCTTGGACAACGACTAACGGGTCATTCGGACTTGTAACCGGTACAGGTGCGATTAACATTGGTGCTGATGCCGCTGCAAAAACCATAACAATCGGTAACGTCACTGGAGCAACCGCAGTAGTTGTTAACAGTGGAACAGGGGCTTCCTCGTGGAACACTACAAACGGAGCCTTTAGCTTAGTCTCCGGTACGGGTGCAATCAACCTAGGAGCCGATGCAGCCGCTAAGACTATCACTATTGGTAACGGTACAGGAGCAACTTCTGTTGTGGTCGATTGCGGTACAGGTGCTTTAAATATTGGTACCAATGCTGTCGCTCACACTATCACTATCGGTAACATTACCGGAGCTACCGCTGTCAACGTTAACTCGGGTAGTGGAGCTTGCGCTTGGACAACTACAAACGGATCGTTTGGTGTGGTCACAGGAACAGGTGCAATCAATATCGGTGCTGACGCCGCTGCAAAAACTATTACAATCGGTAACGTTACAGGAGCTACAGCCGTTAACGTAAACTCAGGTTCTGGTGCATGTGCATGGACAACAACGAACGGATCGTTCGGAATTGTTACAGGAACCGGAGCTATTAATATTGGTGCCGATGCAGCCGCCAAAACAATCACGATTGGTAACACAACCGGAGCCACAGCTGTTAACTTAACCGCTGGTTCTGGAGCTGTAAACTGCGCGACAGACTTCAACTTAACCTCTGTAGCTACAAAAATCTCGATGAACGGGGGAGCTGTCACAGACTTTATCGGTAGAGCAACGCTTGTGGCTGGTACTGTAACAGTAGCTAACACTAATATTGCAGCCGGTGATAGAATATTCGTAACTAGGTCGGCTCTAAACGGATCTCCTGCTCTTGGGTTCCCAATCACAACTATTTCTGCGGGCGCTTCGTTTACAATAGCTTCATACTCTTCAACAGGTGTAGCTGTAGCAACGGATGTATCAACATTTGACTACGTAATCGTTAGACAGACCTAATAAGAGTTGAGAAAAACACGATTAGGGTGTATTCCTATAGGGAAAACCCTAACAGGAGATATATGTTAAAAAATGTAACACAGCTCGAACATAAAGTTGGTGAAAGAGTTTTTCACCTGTTATGCGACCCATCTTCTCCTTTAAATGAAGTCAAAGAGGCTCTTTGTGCATTTTTAAAATATGTTGGGAACATAGAAGATAATGTTGCTGCCCAACAAGCGGCCAAAAATAAACACGAAAAAGAATCCGAAAGTTTAGAGGAAGAAAAACCTTTATAAAAGGCAATACGAATGTCTTACACTAATAAAATTGCTTGGGAAAACCTGAGAAGTATTGACTCAGCTACATTTACTGGAAGTAAACAGGCTCTAGGGACACCTTTAGAGCATCCTTCTTATATATGCAAGCTAGTTAATAATTCAGGGTCTCTAGTCACTGTTTCAGTAGATGGGGTCAACGATGTTGACGTGGCTCCAGCCAATTCTTTTTGGTTATATGATGAGGGAAAAGTAAATCTTTCTTCCGCTGTACCAGCATTACCAAAAGGAACCCAGGTTTATGTCACAGGTACAGCTAGCACTGGTTTAGTGTATCTTGTTACACAGTATATAGTACAAGGGTAGGTAATAATGAGCCAGGCAGGAATAATAAGTACTTCAGCTGGGCCTGTTCCTCCAGAAGTGCCAACTTCATTTCTTACTCAAAATGGAACAGCTATCCCAGATGCAAATATACTTATTGTCTATGGGTTAGATTCTTCAGAAGATAATGCGAATGGTATCATTGCGAAAGGCGGAGTTGCGGGCACGGGAGTATCCAATGAAATGGATATTGTACTTACAAATAGATTGCAAAGCACTGGGACAACTGTAGGCGCTGTGACAGCGGATATTGTAACTTTTGCTTTAAGTGCAACGCCTGGAACTTATAAGTTCCATTTTGAGGTGGCTGCTTTTGAATCAACTAACCCAGCAGGATTAGGATATTCCATAGAAGCTTCTATAAGAACAACCGGAGCAGCAGCCACCGTTATTAGCACACCCGACGCCGATGAGGACGAAGATGCTGTACTTGCAACCGCTGACTGGGATGTTATAGCTAGTGGAAATAATGCTATTCTGAGGGTTACTGGAGTAGCAGGACTGACAATAAACTGGGGAGCTGTAGGAAGCTACGTTTTAAGAGGATAAAAATGGCAGGATCAAAGAACGACACCCAATACTCGTCTGGATATAATTTACTACCCTCTGGTACAGGAGAAACAACTCTCCTTCAGATGGAAACAACAGCAACCCAAATACTAAACGTATCGGGAAATCCTAATGGAGTTGTTCCTGCAAATCCTGGATCAGTAGCTCATGATAGGACTAATGGTTCTTTGTATCTTAAAGTAAGTGGAACTGGATCGACAGTTTGGCAACAAATTCCATCAGGAACCCTTCCTGATCTTCATGATTCTAAACTTATTGTAGGAGATCTGACGAAAGGGGCTAATTATCCGACAATTGCTTCAGCATTAGCTGCCGCAGTTTCTGGTGATACAATTTTCATTCAGACAGGAACCTATACAGAAAACCTAACCTTAAAAGCAGGGGTTAATCTCTGTGCTCATGAAGCTGATGCCTACACTCCTAATGTCACAATAGTCGGTAAATGCACTTTCACAGAGGCAGGAACGGTTTCTATAAGCGGTATACGCCTTCAGACTAACTCCGACTTTCTCTTAGCAGTCACAGGAACATTAGCTTCTATTGTAAATCTTAAAGACTGTTATATAAACGCTTCTAATAACTCAGCTATCTCTTTTACCTCTTCTAGCGGTTCCTCGAGAATCAATATTTACACATGCAGAGGCAATCTAGGCGCAGCAGCTATCAATTATATCACGCATTCTGGAGCCGGAGATATAAATATTTTCCATAGCTTTTTCTCTAATACTGCTGGAAGTACAACCGCTTCAACTCTCTCCGGTAGTGGAGGATGGCAAATGTACTACACAACATTTAGTAACGTCATCACTTCATCCAGCACGTCAAACGGCTTTACATTTGTTAAATGTCATTTCGATTGTGGAGGGCAAAATACCACCGTTATCACTCACGGTTGTACGAATGCGGCAGGTGCAACAATAATTGATAGCTGGATAGCTTCTGGAACTGCCTCGGCAATTTCAGTTAGTGCTAGTTGTCTACTCACACTAACAAATTGCACAGTAAATAGCTCTAACACTAACGCTGTTACAGGCGCAGGAACCATAAATTATACCAGTATTAAGTTTAGTGGTACGTCTAGCTTAATGAACACCACGACCCAAACACCCTATTACACAAATCATGGTAAGTTTAAAGCTTCTGGTCAACCATGCTTTTTAAGCTTTTTACCCTCCGTTGCAACAGATGTCACTGGTGATGGGACAAATTTTACGATTGGGTCTGGAACAGCGTTAACAGAGGTTTTCGACTTAGACAGTAATTTTTCAACAGCTACATTTACTGCTCCGGTAACCGGAAAATATCTTTTAATAGCTAATGCTCTCGCACAACAAGCCACCACAGCGATGGATGAGCAACTAAACATAGCAACAAGTAACGCAACTTATGCTTTTTGCAATATGAAAGCGCAATCAGGTAATAACGGTTTGTCGTGTTCGGTAGTGTGTGATATGGATGCCGCGGATACTGCTACTATGACTACAACATATTCCGGTGGCACAAAAGTTGTGGATATTTTTGGTGGTGCATCGGATCGTAGAACATGCTTTAGCGGATTCTTAATAGCTTAAATCGAGGAAAAATGAAAGTTTCATCACAAAAAAAAGAAAATGGCGATCTTGAAATAACGCTGCTATTTGATAGCCACGAGCAACATTGTCTAAATCATGATCTCGTAGATATCGTAGATTGGTATAGCAGTGGCCCAGCCAGAGAAAAAATTGAAAACTGCAAAAAAAGAATGATTAAAGAGCATAAAGATAATCTCTTGAAATCTCCTGAAATGCAATCAAAGACATTAGCTGAAGTAAATGCCATTTTATCAGATGAGCGCGCTCTATGCGAATCGATCACAAAATTGCCTAACTACAAAAACAGAGCGATGAGAGAAAGGGAAGCTATTCTCTCCGGCATGGACAGTTTACCGAGTGAGTTAGCTCCTCAATAAAGTAAAAATGATCCTCTACCTCAATGTAAAAGTTGTTTTCAAATATGTAAACACGGCCTTCATAAACCTTCACAGGTTCAGCGAAGAGGGTCATTGATAAAAGTGTAGCTAAAATGTATTTCATAGGATAAGCATAACATGCCCCTTATCAAATCAGCAAGCAAGAAGAACATAGGCCGTAACATAGAAGCCTTAGTGACTTATATGCTTACGATGTAAAAGAGAATGACACATAGGACATACAACCATAAGATTTTTTAAATCGTTATTATCTCTATTACCATCAATGTGATGAACACCTAAAATTTCAACAAATTCATTGTATCCACATTTTTCACATTTATTAATTAAACCTTCACTTAACATTTTTTTTCTTACTGTAGAAAATTTAGGATGCCATTCAGATTTTTTTTTCTTTTTGGTGCAAGCTTTAGAACAGAATTTTCTATTTTTCGAAGGAGAATCTTTGAAAATAACTTCACAATGTTGACATATATAATCAACACCAACTTTCGGTTTATATTGTGATTTATAAAAACATTTTCTTGAACAGTATTTAGCTTTATTTAACCTACAAGCTATATATTCAAATTTCGAATTACATATTTCACATTGTGTGGTTAATCTTTCACAAGATGCCAATGCTTGACATCTTCTAGAGCAATATTTAAATGTTGACAGTCTATTTAAAGGAATGTATTTTTCAGTTTGACAGATCAAACATTTTAAAACTTTACCGGTACGAGGTTTATTAGGCATGCCATTACTCCCAGGAAAAAAGAATATAGGAAAAAACATTAAAATGGAAGAGAAAAATCATCCAAGAAAACAAGCAGTGGCCATCGCGCTTAACGTTGCGAGAGAGGCAGGAGCTAAGATTCCCAAACCTAAGAAAAAGAAATAATTGAATGTGTTTAAAAAAGTATATTACAAATTAATATCACGTTTTTTTAAATTAAATTTATATCATTTAATTTGCGGTGAAAAAGTAGAGTTTGAAAAATGCTGTGAGTTTGATTATTTCTGCCCCAGATGTGTGTCTTACTTGCAAGACAGGGATGTTTTTTTAAAATAGACGCAATTCTGAGTCATATTCATTATGACTCAAATTCATGTCAGTACCCCTACTTTTTAACCAAAATTCCTAAAATATGCCCTGTTTTTTGACCAAACTATTCCTTAATATTGCAAAACATTTTTAGTCTTTGCTATACTTTACCCATCAACAAAACTTGTAAAACCGCTTTACATTTAGGAAGACATGTCACCCGATACCCTCACTCGAAGCCCACACATTAACGAACGTCGATTCCCAACCCCCCCACCACACTCAAATCCCTCTTGGATATACCCTGAAAGCGTTAATCCAGTCACAGTTTACGAAATTACGACACGTGGTACTATCACGCAGACGAAAGGTTGGTATGACCACCAGAATGCGACTTGGCGGAGAGTAAACGGTCAGGCAATGACAATCTTGGGTTGGTCATGACAACTACCAATCTCCTACCAAAACTTAACGAATCGGTAAAACAATGAACTACATCCAAATAGCTGGCCGTTTAGGCCGTGACCCTGAAATCAGACACACTCAAGACGGCAAGAGAGTCACAAGCCTCTCTGTAG